GTTGTTAGTAGTGCCGCTCCAAATACGGGAGTTGAGGCATATTGTGCTGTAGTTGACATATTAAATTATCCCTTGAGCCATTAATAAATAAGATGGAATAACAAGCTCTGCCCAACTTGCATTAGTGCCATCAGTTGTGACAAACTTACCTGCGTTTCCTGCTTGTGCTGGTAGTGCTGCGTTAAATGCTGTTGCAGTAACAAAAGCGCAGGTTGCTATTTGATTCGTACTTGTTCCAGCCGATGCGGTTGGCGATGTTGGAGTGCCAGTTAATGCAGGAGAAGCTAATGGTGCGCGCAAGTTATCTGCCGCTAACCGTATTGCAGCTTCATTTTCTGTAGAAGTCGTTACAAAAGCAGTCGTTGCAATTTGTGTTGTACTTGTTCCAGCCGATGCAGTTGTCGACGTTGGTGTTCCAGTTAATGCAGGAGAAGCTAATGGTGCGCGCAAGTTATCTGCCGCTAACCGTATTGCAGCTTCATTTGCTGTCGATGTTGTTACAAAAGCAGTCGTTGCAAGATTAGTTGTGTTATCGCCAGCAGTTCTAGTTAATCCTATAGCTGCATTAAGTGTTGTTAATCCTGTAACGCCTAATGTTCCACTAATTGTTTCACTACCCGTTAGTGTTAGGTTTCCGGTGAGTGTTTGATTGCCTGTCTTGCTTAAAAACTCCGATCCACCTAACGTAACAAAATTAGTGCCGTCATACATTAATAACATTGGATAGCCAGCTACAATGTCCCCAGCCGTAGGATCAGCACCAGCCATCGTTTTGATTGATTTAACACCTAAACCAGACACATTAACGGTTAATGCACCCGTATTAGTAATATTTGCTTTATAAAGTAAGCACAACATAGGCGTGTAGCCAATTAGAGCAGTGCTAGGCGTTAAGATATGACCTGTTGCTGTACCTGTATCGGTTGCAGTCACTAAAATAGCGCCAGTAAAGCCATTGAGCGTTTCTTTTAATACTGTCTTAAGTAGTCTTAAATGATCGTCGCCTTGACTCTTTGGGTCGGTTGAAGTCGGTGAAGTAATAACCAGATCATTGATGTAGTTACCTGTTTCGAGTGCCATTATTTACCCCTGCTTCATCGTCATGGTGGCTGATTGCCCCCAGTTTTGTAGATTAATGCGCTCAACATCAGCGCCATATAGGCTTTCCATGCCGGCTATAATTTCATTATCACGCGTGTATTGCCCTGCGTAGATTAAGCAGCAATGGAGGTACGCATCAGGATAATTAGTTAAAATATCATTGGTTGTGTTGGTATCAGATAAGCCCGGTATCGCTGCCAGATACTCTAATGTTAATGAATAGTTACCATTGGGTGTTGGACCTAGCAGTAAATCGCTACCTCTGATCGAGTAACTTCTTGGCATCGAGGAGGTATAACTGCCCCAGCGTTGCACTAATAGCTCAGGTGGCATAGCGTCTAAAACAATGGTGACACCACCGGATATCATAGACAGCGCCCTTGCTTTATTGAAATCACTGGGTAACGCCAGCGTATTCGTGCCTGATGTTGTGGTAAGGGTGGTCACTTTGTTTAATTGCCGTGTATCCAGATCAAGCTGCATTCTGGCTTCAGCAAGCCTGATAAAGTCAGGAATAACAGCTGTTAAATCACTACGGTGTAGCCATGTGCCGATTGCTGTTGATAAGTCTGAATAGTTAGCAATAGACATTAGACAGCCCCTTTCCAGACACGAAAGCCCTCTAGTGACTTATCGTTAAGCATGGCTTTAATATGCTCTTTATCACGCAAGAACTCTTGGAAAGTTAAGCCGACGCGGTTCATGTAAGCCTCAATAACCACCATCGGTATAGTCGCGGCATGTTTCATGTCCTTCGAGCCTACATCACCCACTTCTACCTTGTCTTTAACAGACTGCAATATAGGCTGAACGTCTTGCATGGACTTGACGACCATCAAGTCATCTTGCACGCTTAAGTGAGACAACATTACAAATCTTCCAGTGGCATAACGTTACAGATACCAGCACCTGCTTGCTGTATCGCAGCGATCGTAGTGTTGCCTGACACCTTCAACATTAAATGGTCAGTAGGAATCATTAAAATATCGGTATTTGTAGCGACTACACCAGATTGTCCGATTTTAACAAAACAGTTAGCAGTTACGCAGATACGTATATATTTTGGCTTTGTGCCACTGGCTGTATTTGGAATAGTAGCATTGGTGCTTGTGCCGGATGTCGTTAAGCTGACACCTGTGGCTTGAATTTGGATTGCATCATCAATCATCTAGTGTCTCCCGACAGTAGGTTGAGTGGGTTGTTATACCCACTCAGGTTAAGTCTTAAGACAAGTCTTTTACAGCAGCAGAAGCCTTCTCTTGACGTGCTTCTAGTGTGTATTCAACTGTGATAAGTTTCTTTTCTGCGTCACCTGTTTTAGCCAGATCAACAGTGTCAAACGAACGCAATGTTGCCAATGCCCATTTTCCAGTTTCCAAGATAAACGCAGTACGAGTCCGTTGAAAACGGTTAGGAACCACTTGCAGCGTACCAAAGTCACTGATATAAACATCAACAGCCGCAGTCACAGACTTATCTTCAGCTTTATCAAAACGGGTTGAACCGCCTGTGAAAGTCGAGAAAGTTTGTTTTTGACCAGGCCCTACCATGATTAAATCAGGCTCGCCACCTTGTGCGTACGCTAACTGCAATGCGTTCTTTAACTGAGTCTCAGTGAAGGCACGTTGAGTACCGTCAGTCGGAGCCGCCCATGAACCCATTGTGTATACAGGTGCAACACCTGAAGCGCCTAAGTCTACGTTAGTTGCGATCCAGCCTTCTAAGCCTCTTAACTGACGTGCAGCAGAAGTAGAGCCAGCATGAGTTGCTGAGTTGCCAGCGTTAGAAACTGCACCAGATACACCGTTAGCAGCAGATAATAAAGCCGCTTCCATGTCTCTTTTCAATTCAGCAGACTTCATGCTTAATTGATAAGACATCTCGTTGTTACGACCGGCTGATTTTACTGCTTGGTTAGTACCTGAGATGACTACGTTTTTAGTAGAAATCTGAGTGTAGTTACCCAAACGGACAGTTGGTGTTACAGAAGTAAATGAAGATACGTCATCGCCCTCGATCTGAGCGTTAGCAGTAACTGCCGCTAAATCTTGAGTTTGCCATTCATGGAAAGTGTTAGTGGCATTAACCTTTGGAATTGCTGAAAGGAAAGGAGTTTTAGTCGGTGTGATTCGGTAGATAATATCTGCTAAATCTTCTTTAATACCTTTGGTTTGGAACGTCTGGTAGGTTCCTGTTACGATAGCCATGTTATATATTCCTGCTTAAATTAATGTGCCTCTCGGCATGATTACCCGAACAAAGCTGCAAAGGCGCTGGTTGCATCGTCAATTGATCCTGACCTTGCTAAACGCTGCATGGCTTCACTTCGGTTGTTATTGCCTTGACTTGCCACACCCGGTCTTTCAACCCTTGGCGGTAAGTTTTGGACTTGCTTAGTTGCTGCCTTCGATTGTGCCACTAGCTTTTCATATCGCATTGAATTTAACACCAGTGCAATATTAGAGGCTTTGGATTGATTCAAGTTTTGTAGTTCGTCACGGGTGTAGCCCTTACCAGTCAAGTATTTGATTAGCTCTTGCTCTTCCGCTTGCCTTACGTCCTGATTCTTCCATTCTGGGATAATCTCTAGCATTTTTGCGCCCTCTGTCTCCAGATGCGCTGCCATGCTTTGCTGCTGTTGGGCTTGGTTTTGCTCGTTTAGGTACGCTTGCGCGGCCTGTGCCTTACTAAACTCTGCCTGACGTGCAGCAAATAGTTCTTTTTGCCTCAAATACTCATGCGGATTGTTTTCCAGCAGGTTAGCCCAGTCAGGTTGCCCCTCTTGCGCCCACTGATTCGCTGTCTGCATAAAGTGGTTGATAGCGTTTTGCAATTGCGCTTGTTGCTGAGTCGTCGCAGCTTTCTGTTGCTCAACCTCACGTCGTAAGTTAGCGGCCTCTTCAAACTTCTGGTTTGATGCCTCTCCCTTTTGATAGTGAGCGATCAACTCGTCACGGCTTACTTGCTTCTCTTCGCCATTGATTTTGACGGTAAAATTATCAACTGACTGTACAGGCTCAACCTCTTGTCCGGCAGGAATGTCGGAGGAAGCAGCGTCTATGCCATCACTTGAGTGATCTTCTTGCGCCAAAAATGCAGATAACAATGCTGCATCATCACTACCGGAGTTATCCGATTCCTGTTGTACTTCTGCGCCCTCATATTGGGTAGCTTCTGGTTCCATAATTAAAATATCCTCTTAAGGAAAATAACGCTTCTCAGCGTGGATGAGGGTGTCTCCCGACATGCCTCGGTTACTATTTAAAACTAACTACTTTATCCTTGCTGTCTTTATAGCCCGGTGTTCCTGCTTTCACAGCTGGAAATGAATACTTTAAGCGAATAAACTCAGGTGCTTTCTTGTCATTAGTTAGCACTTCAGTAATTCTCAGCGCTGGATTCGCTAACTCAGCCTCCAAGCAAAAGTCTAGTAATGCTGAAAATTCAGCGCTTGGACTGCTTGCGTTCCCTGCTCCAGAACCGTCTGGAAAAACTGTTTCAGGTGTTGCATTGCTTTTAGCTGTCGCCATATCTCTTCTCGCTCTTCTCTCGTTAGTTCTGAATTATTCAGCCAATTATCATAATAAAGGTTGTCCAGGTGCTTGAACGCTTCCTGGAATAGTGGGCTGTTGACCAGCGCCTCCGCTTGCTGTTTGCGGTAAATTAGCTCTTGCGTAGAGTCCATTGTTATTTGCCTGTTGTCCCAGTATCACTTTATGGTTAATTTCTTCGGTCATTAGCCCGTATTTGGCGGCTAACTCCTCGCGCTTCATTTGTATATCAGCTTCTAGTTTTTGCTGGTCTTGGGTGATCTTGGCCTCTGCTTTTAGGCGCTCTATCTCCATCATAGCTTTAGCGGTTTCAATCTGTGGATCAGGCTTAGGCTCTGGTGGTGGCTGAGTGGCTGGATCGGTGAAGTATTGCTCAGGGTTACTAAAGCCCAATGTCTCAGCGAGCTTAACGCCTGCTTTGTAGACATTATCCGGCTTGACAACACCAGAGGCGGCTGCCTGCTGCATTGCTGCGCCTAGTGCGTTTAAATTCTGAATAATCTGATCTTTGTTACCGGTTCCAAGTCCGACATTCACATTCAAGTGAAACTGGTTCTTCCACTCACGCGGATCAATGTCTATCCAGCCGCCTGTGGCCTTGATACGCTCGGCTTTATCCTGATACTTGGATACTAATTCCAATATCTTAATAAATAGGCTCTTAACGCCATTTTCAGCGAAATTACGGGCTATCAACTCAATCCGCATATCAGCACGATTAGTAACGATATTCATGCCAGTTGCAGTGTGATTCACCGCGTTCATGTTACCGCCTTGAGTTTCTGCGGTGAAACCGGTACGATTGCCTCGTTGCGTATCGACATAATCCAGCATTGACATCGCTGACGTTAGATCGCCACCACCTGCCTGCATAGGACCGACAGCGCCCGGTGATTTAACACGAACAATACCGCCCGGACGTGACGTTAATAAATCATCAAGATTAACCTGACCTTCTAATGCCCATGTCCTACCGTTGACTGTTAAGTACAAGTTATCAATCAAGGCACGCATTAATGAAGTCTTAGTGCGCTGTGCTTCCATCGAAAGGTCAGCGATGGATAGACCAAAGAACTGATGTGGGATTGGGATTGGTGTTAATGATATGAATGGTTGACCGTCACACTCGACGTTCTCAAGTATCTGATTGCCAGCACGAACAACTTTCCGCCATTCTTGTATGCCGTCACCATCATAGTCTACCTTTAAGTAGCACTCAGTCACCCAGACCACACGAGAAGCAGGATCGCCATTCTCCATGTTGCCGCGACCACCTAAGTAAGGTGATTCATCATTCTGCATCTTACGAGAAACTCGCTCAGAGCCGAAAGCCCCGTCATTCTCATCAGAGCTTAGGTTATCAACATTGTCGTAGCCAGCCTCTTTTAGCTCGCCTATGGTGCGTTCGAATCGGTGTGCTACAAACGGTGAGTCTTCGCAGTTCTTGGCTCTGCGTGAGATAAGGAATTCTTCAGGTGGGACGTTTTCTATACAGCAGTAGCCTTTATCAACGACACGCTTAACAGATATATCATGTAGCATCTGTTGACCAGTCAGTTGATCTGGATAGGCTGTATGCTCGATAGGCTCAACGTGCTTATCTTGCAATAACATGCCTAGCTCTATGTCATCAAGACCGACATAATCTTCACGGGCTTCATCAGTGGTTTTATCCCACCAGACTTTTACAATTCCATTCTTGGCTAGGAGTGCGTCCTTAAACCAAGTGTGTAGGATTTGGAAGCCTTTGTTTTGCACATAAAACACATGACGACCAATATACTCAGTAATATGATCTTCTTGCTCTTCAAACTGCTCAGACTTAGCTTGAAACTCGACTACTTTGTCACCGCCTGCAAATATCTTGAGCAGACTTGGCAGCATCCACTCGACTGTATCCATCACAGAGGTATCAACCACCGCTGAACGTCCATCGATAGAAGGAGGCGCTAGATCGCCAATAGGCTTTGCGTAGTAATATTCGAGGGCTTTCTGACGGTTCTTAGTCAGCTCACCTGAGCCGTAACCAAGTGATTGTTTGATCTCTTGGTCAGTAAGTGCTTTGAGCTTGTCGTCAGTCATCTTGCTCATTTGCTGACCTTGCTTTCAATAACCGATACTCTGGTATCTAGTCTTGATAATTCGTGACGTAAATCTCTGTCTATTGTTGCCAGTGTTTCGTTTATCTCGCCTAAGCGCTCATGGAGTTTGTTGCCCATCCAGCCAATAACGACAATTAGAACTGACATTAACATGCCAACTACCGGCATCAATATATCTGCTTCACTCATGTTGTCTCCCGACAATAAGCTCTTTTATAACCGCTTGTCCGGTGACAAGATACCTGCTCCACCCGCTACCGCCATACCTAATGCAGTAATAGCAGCGGTCTGGTCATCAGAGAAATGATAGACACCAAAGGCAGACAAGCACCAGATAACGCCTCGCCAAGTAGATGGTTCTTTCAAACGGTTGAAAATATAATTCATAGTCACCCCTTTCCATTTGTGCGGATTATACCATATTTGCAATGTTATAACATAACATATATCAGTTGTAATTTAAGGACGGATACTTAAGCTTACCGGATCCCCAAGTATCATTCGTCATATGCTGTTCTGCCATAGCGATATAACGGAAGCAGTCAGCCCCATGTGAACTATCATCATGCAGTGGCGCACCAAATGTCCCAGTGCTTTGATTCTGCGTTCGTCGGTAGCGTTTAAGCTGGTTTAATAGCTGAGATGCCTTATCATCTATCCATACTCTGCCGAACATCATACGGGCTGATTTAATGCCTTCCTCGATGTCATCACGACCTAACACAAATACTGAGCGACCAAAGGCTTGCAACATCTCCTCAGTAGACTTGCCCGACTTAAAGTCACGGCTTCGACCATCATGCGGAATGTAATCCGTTCCCCAGTTATAGGACTTGTTCTTTAGTTCATCGACATAACTATCTAGCGTTCTGTGACTATCCTCTATGTAATCAATAACCCTTACCTCACCCGAACCAGAGCGTTGCACCATCGCTATACTCATTGAGTCGTTCCACCCTAAATCCCAGACCGTGTGAACCTTGAGCAGCGGATCGTAAGGCGCACGTCCTTGGCGTTTCTCTAGTAGTAACTTAGTAATCTCTTGTGCGTAAATAGCACCCTCGACAGCAGGGCGACATTCACCACCCCAAACCGTCTTGTATCCTTCTGGATCACGCTTAAGCCAGTCAATACGCTCTTGCTCTAACTCATCAGGAAACCAAATATTATCTGACCAGTTGACCTTTATAACGAGTGAGTTATCAGATTGATTAAGTACAAAACGCTGGTAGGTTTCGTCTGTGTCTAGTTCAGGGTTAAAAGTTATCCAAATCTCAGAGCCTGGTGAACGAATAGTTGGTACTAAAGCATCCCATGATTTCTTAGTTACGACCTGAGCCTCTTCAACCCAGCATATCGAGCAGGATTCAAATGACTTTAGATTAACGACTGATTGTTGCCTTATACCAGCAAATACAAATTCTGAGCCATTAACGCAAGTTATTCGGGTTTGCTGTACAGTGAAGAATTGAGCCAGCCCCATATCTTCAATTTGTTTCTTAAGCAGGAAGTGAACTGACTCTTGAATAGAGTTTTGTGTCTCTCTGGCGCAAAGAATACGGATAGGAGCTTCAATGGCTTTGATAATAAGTAATCGTGCTACTGTCCAGCTCTTACCGCTACCACGACCACCATAAGCAATCTTGTAACGCTTAGGTTGCGTGAACGGGATCAGCGCATTAGGTATCTCTAAATCTAAATTGAGGTTATCGACCACGAATTGTAATCGTCACGTTAAGGTTGCCAGTTAGCTCATGCTTCTCAGCTGCATCAAACCCTTGCATCTTATTAATAGCTTGAACTGACGAGATAATATTGCCAGCGTTATCCGGTGCATTAATGACAGCTATGAGCGTCTTGAGTGAATCTTCTCTTGTCCAAAGTAGCTTTTCAGACAGTTGAGCCTTGAGTTCAGCAACCCTAGCCCTAACCTCGTCCTTTTTCATAAGTTGATGGGCTTTATTTTGAGTTGTTTCAGGTTTAGTTGCTGGCCTTACATTAAACCCTTCTCTGTAAGCATCGGTCTGTGTTTTGCCTCCTGCTAATGCTTGACAGAATACTTCCTGCTTAGGCGTTAGCATATTCATCTAACTCCTTTAGTAATTCGTCATAGCTGATTGTATTTTTGCCACCATCTATCTCAACGCTCATTAAATAGCGTGGACGATTTAGATTAACAACCATGTGCTTTTTATCTGTATTAAATGCGTAGTAAGTAGTTGGCATATATGACAACTCTATAACTTTTGAATTAGTTATTGTTTCATCATCAGTGAATAGACAATGGCTTGGGCTATCGCTAAGAAGTAAGTTAATACCACATCGCCTGTTTCCGTCTGTGTGCCAGTTATAAACATGGAATGGGTGCATCATTAAGATGCCTACCAATAACGAATGTTTAATAGACAAATACTTAAGTAATGGCTCTTGTAGATAAATGTGTTCTGGGATTTGTTTTGCTAAAAATGAATTATGCGCTTTCCATTCTGTGCCATCATTAACTAATGACCATACCTCATTAGCAATGTTTGACCCTCCTATTTCTGAATAATACTCAGACGGCTGCATAAACCCCAGACTTCATTTGTGTTGATAACTCCAGCGCTCTGTTGCCGACATCTTTTGACCATTTGCTTGCTAACATTTCGACTGAGGCCTTTGCATAGTCTCCAGCTTCAATAAGCTGTAATGTTTTCTTGAATTTCAGTAATCCAACTAACCCCATGTTGAAGCACATGTTGATTAATATGTCTTGACGAACTGTATCGAGTTTATTGATGAAAGGTATGGCTTCTTCTAACTGATCTATGCATTTAGATATCATGAGCTTTAGTATTCTTTCTGCTTCGACTTCATTAATACCATTCTTATAAGCATTGCTGATCTCTAAGCTACTTAAGTGCAGAGGGTTAGCTTTCAGGTTATAACCGTATCCGATGGTTTCCTTGCCAGCGGTACATAAATACATACGACTTCGGAAACCTTCGTGACGCTTTAATTGCTCAATCAATTTATCCATAAAACACTATATGTAGTAGTAATTTTGGCTCTATTATACCATATCTTGTGTTTTTGCAATATTTTCTGTTTTATATGAGCTTTCGTCTGCTCTAAACTTAGCCACTTTCTTTCTATTCTTATTAGTCGTTTTAAGTGCCATTAGAAATACTCGCTATCATCATCTTTCCATATGTCATCAAATACCTTCAGTGCATATTTAACTATGCAGCCGGTAACACCTATCACAAAAATTGCAAGCGCAATCACTCCTGCTAGTAGCTGCATATCCATTCCTTACCTCATCGTTGGTGTTGAATTTCAAGTTCATAAAGTGGTTTTTCCAATCCACAATCTACACAGGTACGTTTTTTCCAACTCACATAAGTCGCCCAGTGTGTGTGTTTGCAATGTGCAGATCTAACAGGTGCGCTGAATAGATTGACCGGTGGAAATTTAAGCATTGGCCAACAGGTCATAACAATAACTTCTCAGGTATTAATAGATCAGCAACTAACTTTACATACCCATTAACATCGTGCCATGAGTCATGATAATCAGGATCTCCATTCAATATTCTTCCTACCTTATGCGCTACCATTTCTAAGCACTCTTTCTGATCGTCTTTAAGAGTATTCCAGTTAGGACTATCAACCATAGCGCGTTTGATATTTTGAGTTATACGCGCATGTTCGGTAAATGCACCATAACGACTGCCTCTTTCTTCCAGCGTTGCTTCTATAGTCATATGATCTCCTCAAATGCCATACGCCTTGCTTCCATATTGCTTTTCTTTTGATCGATAACTAGCACTCTTACCCTAGCCATATATTCATCTTCCTGTTGTTCGCTTACTGACTTGTTATTCATTTTTGCCCATTTGTATAGTAGCTCTACGTCCCACTCAACTTCCTCCATCTATTTCACCTGCTCTAATATATCCTGCAATAATAAATATCCAGGTAAACTCAAATCCATTTTCATCAGTCATTACCCAAGGGGGTATTGTCCAATCTTTTAATTTTAGAAAACCCCAATAGATCATTGCGCTGCCCTTGCTAAGTTTTCAGAAAGTAATATTTTTGCGTGCTTGGTTACTTTTATCCGATCAATACCTGCCCATCTAACTCGGTTAGGTATAGAAGCTAAGTATCCTTTTAAGAAAGTAATTCGATCACAGTCATCAGGTCTAAATGTTCCTATTTGATTGATGTATTCAATCTCTGATTCCGTTGTCCAGGCTACAGCTTCTTTTTCTTTTTTTTCCGGTAACATCAGCATCCCCACCAAGTTGAGTAAATTACATAAATCATAAATAAAACTGTTGCGTAGAACGGTAGAACAAACCAATCAATCATTTTCTAATCTCTCTTACTGTGATGCCGTACTTATCAAGCATTAGTTTTCGTTTAATAATAAATTCGGGTGTTGATTTACCGCCCTTAACATCTTCAACTATCAAGTTTCCATTTTCTATGTATTCAAAGTCAGCCAAGTAATGACAGGCTCGCTCCATCGTTCCATCTGATCGCCTTTGCTTGGGTATCAGTTCATATTTAGATTGCAGTTTTAGTTCAGATATAACTCCAGCATTTCTTAATACATGTAACTCTACATAACGCTTGGCTTCTGCTTTACTGGCAAACTCATGCCCGTTGATGAGCGTCTTGCAATTCTTATACTTTGAGTAAGCCATGCTCTATCCAATAGTTCTGCGTTCTTTCCACACCCTGCCTGTGAGCCAATTCTGCATAATCCTTGTCAAATAGCCGTGTCCTTCTATCTATCTCGTCATGGCAACTGCTACAGCAAAATGCACCTTGTATGTCATGTTTCTTCAATGCCATACCGCCTCCACCTAAATGAGCCAATACCACTGTTTCCGGATTAAAATTACATATGCCAGGCAATCTAACTAAGCAGTTTTGCCCTCTAGCGCTATCTCGTAATTTACTCATAATTTACTCATAATTTACTCATAACCCATAGACTCATATTGTCTTTTTGACATAGGCACTTTGACACCTCGATCTGCTGCTACAGATTCTAAAAACGCCATCCAATCTGGCCATTCATCTTTTTTAAACTCCCTTGTTTTGTGTCCTAACATGACCATTCCACCATCTAATCCTTGAGCAATGCGTCCTGTTTCTTGTCGATAAGCGGCTGTTAGAATATCTTTCCACTCTTCGCCTGTGAGTTTGCACATAGCACCATTGACCGGCCACAGCAGTTGTTGGCTAAATGCGTTTAAAATAGGCCATTGCACCGCGTTATGAGCCAGTGTTCGTGTTACTTTCTGAATCGTAACCATCATGCTTCCATCAGTTGGTAAATCACCTATGGTTTTCTGTGCATGAAAAGCACCACGCTCATCAATGACGAATGTTACTTTCACCAGCTAACACTCGATTTAGGTACAGTCATATTGCGTTTTTGTTGAAACTTACCTTCACGCATGATTATCGTGTCTTTATGTTTCATGGCTTTAGCTTGTATGCCGAATGTGCTTTCTATCATCTCTGTAAACTCGTGCATTTTCAGTCAGGAAGCGGCTTTCATGATAACGTAATCGTTGTAGTCGCATTTACGCCCATAATCCTCAACGGTTTCTTGATTTACTAAAGTAACGACTCGAACGGTTTTTCCCTCTTTTACCTTTAACCGATTTGCTAATTCATAAGCGGCTTTCTGGCCAGTAAAACTCTCATCTGCATCGGCATAAATCCATACGACTTTTACGCTCTCAGGAATCACGATATTGACCATTGCTTGTGCTGATCCTGCTGCCCAACAATGAATACCTTGATCCTGTCTTACTGATAACGCGGTTTCGATGCCTTCGGTAATCGCCAACACTTCCTCGGCTTCAAATAACCTAATAGCTCCCCCTGCCATTGGGCGCATAACCGGCAGAATCTTTCTTGCTATCTTTACCGGTGCTTTCTCACCGTCATTTGTAAGGTAAGTGATGTGATAGGTTGCCACTTCTCCTGTTGGCGTTCTAAACACCGATACCATTGCTGGATACGTGCCGGTTTTAA